TGCACGTTTTTTCACACGGTAATTTTTAAAAGGGGAAGTTAATGCTTACGAAAGTATGTCCGATCTGCGGAACTGAGTTTAAGACGGACAACTATAGAGCTAAATACTGTTCAGATGAGTGTAAAAAGCAAGGGCGCCGGCTCACGTCCGCAAAATGGCGGGAAAGTCATCCTGATTACATAAAAGATTGGATGGACAAACATCCTGACTATCAAAAAGAGTGGTATGACAAACACCCGCACTATGGTAGAAATCGGTCCCGAGAGAGGCGTGGGACAGTTGAGTATCATAGAGAATGTGAGATATGTGGCAAACCATTTGTGACAACATTCCCGTGGCAGTTAACGTGCTCTGAAGATTGTCACAACATATTCAATAACACTCGTGAACCTCGCAGGCTTCGTCGATTAAAAGAGAATGGACCTATAGATCCAACGGTGACATTAAAGTCATTAATAGAGCGAGACGAAGGTATTTGTTATCTTTGTGGTGAACCAATAGACGAGAGTGACTATACCATTAAAAATGGCGTGAAATGTTTAGGGCTCAACTATCCAAGCATTGACCACGTGATACCTGTTGTTAAAGGTGGAACACATACTTGGGACAATGTAAGGCTGGCACACATGGGCTGTAATGCCAAAAAAGGAGCAAAATATAATGGCTGATTTCAAAGGCATGGCATATCTGAAAAACAAGCTCGCGTACAAGCGGGGGCGTGTCATTCAGAGATACCAGTATTATGAGATGAAGAACACAACATTTGACTTCCAGATAAGCACGCCGCCGGAACTGAGGTGGTTCATGGGTACACTTGGATGGTGTGGCCGAGCTGTTGACAGTCTGGCAGACAGGCTTGTGTTCCGGAAGTTCAAGAACGACATCTACTCGTTCAACGAGATATATGATCAGAACAATAAGGACGTGCTTATCGACAGCGCCATTCTCGCAGCGTTAATCAGCTCATGTAGTTTTATCTACATTACTGCAGAGGATAATGAGCCGAAGATGAGAGTCATCGACGGAAGGCACGCGACCGGTATCATTGATCCTGTGACGAACATGCTTAAAGAGGGATATGCGGTTCTCGAGTTCGACGAGTATGACAATCCTATCATTGAAGCATATTTCATTCCAGGCATGACATACCTGTACAGCGAGGGTAAGCAGATAGCGAGCGTTCCGAATACAGCACCGTATCCTTTGCTGGTTCCTGTGATCAACAGGCCTGATGCTACACGTCCGTTCGGTCACTCGAGGATCTCAAGAGCGTGCATGTCGTTGGTGGATACAGCGATAAGGACGGTGAAGAGGTCTGAGATCGCGGCCGAGTTCTTCAGCTATCCGCAGAAGTACGTACTTGGTATGTCAGCGGATTCGGAAGAGATGAACAAGTGGCAGGCTACCATGAGTGCGATGCTGCGTATTGATAAAGATGCGGATGGAGACCGTCCTGTGGTTGGACAGTTCCAGTCGCAGAGTATGACACCGCATACAGAAATGCTTAGGTCGATAGCCGGACTGTTCGCTGGTGAGACCGGACTTACGCTTGACGATCTTGGATTCCCATCACAGAACCCGAGTTCAGCTGAGGCCATCAAAGCAAGCCACGAGACATTGAGACTGTCCGCAAGGAAGGCTCAGCGTGACTTTGGAACCGGGCTCCTGAATGCCGGATATCTTGCAAGCTGTGTAAGAGACGGCAGAGCGTACAACAGGTCGGAGCTCGCAGAGGTGGAAGCCAAATGGGATCCGATCTTCGAACCGGACAGCTCAGCGCTGACGGTCATTGGAGATGGTATCGCAAAGGTGAACGCTGCAGTACCTGGCTACATCAATGCGGAGACATTGAGAGACATGACAGGCATCGAAGGTGCGGCTGAGGACACGACCATTGATCTGAACGCAATAGATTCTGTACTGGAGATTTAGTATGACAGACGAGATAACAGGTTTATACATGGACCTGAATGGTTCTTATCAAACCGCGTTGCACAACGATAAGCGACTTATGGCGTTAGGTCAGAAGCTCAGGGAAGGCAAAGGCACGCAGGCCGATGTCAATGAGCTGACTGAAAGAGTGAACAAACACTCAGGCGATGCCATGAAGGAAGTGCTCACGATCGACAGGCTTCCGGATGGTAAGGTATCGGAGGAAGTCGCGAACCAAGTAATAAAACCGCATCTTGATCAGGTGTATGCCACGATCAACAAAGCGGCAGCGCTCCAGCAGAGAACACAGGACCTCGCTCATGGGGTAAACATAGCGGTACAGGGTGGAACGGATCCAGGAAGACACATACAGAAAGTTCTGGACGCAGCAATGAAGAGCGAGACAGCAGAACAGCTTGCGAACGCTTTTACGCTGGATGCCGGAGCTGCAGGTCTTGACTTCCTATCCGATTTCCAGATGCGTAACGCAGAGATCCGGAGCAACCTCGGCCTCCCTCAGGTCGTGGTACGCACCTATGACGGGGTTGGATTAGATTCAGGCGACTGTAAATGGTGTCTGAACAGAGCGGGCACATGGAAGTACCATGACGCGGTAGCTAACGGTGTGTTCGCACATCATCCAGGTTGTAATTGTAAAGTAGAGACATTCTATGAAGACGGTTACAAGCTGACACAAACAGACTGGCGCCACAATGTATGGGAGCCAGAGCCTTAGATATTAGCGCGAGAGCGTTGATATAGAAAGGAGCAGACATGGATACCAGGACAGGACGAGAGTCCCCGACGGTATCCGTTGTTCTTCCTTATCAGAAAACGGCAGCGGAAGATGCTGTCAACCTGTATAACAAGACGGAACGGTCCGTGCTCCCGTGGCAGGAGTCGTTATTATACGACATCATGGCCATAGATGAAGAGAGCTTGTGGAAGCATCAGAAGTTTGGGATCTCCATTCCGAGACGAAACGGCAAGAGCGAACTCGTGCTCGCGCGGTGCCTGTGGGGGCTCAAGAATGATGAAAAGATCCTGTACACTGCTCACCGAACATCGACATCACATTCTATCTGGGAACGGCTTGATAGATTATGTGAAAAGTCAGGGCTTGCCATTGAGTCACGATTCAGAGCATTCGGTAAAGAGCACCTGTATGCTAAAGATGCAGGGCGGATAGAGTTCCGGACAAGAACGAGCACGGGCGGACTTGGTGAAGGCTATGACCTGCTGATCATAGACGAGGCACAGGAGTACACGCCCGAGCAGGAAACAGCGCTGAAATACGTTGTGTCTGATTCGCTCAACCCGCAGACAATCATGATAGGGACTCCGCCGACAGCAATAAGCGCTGGAACGGTATTCCCGAAGTACAGAGCGAAAGTGCTTGAAGGCGGGACTTATGAGAGTGGGTGGGCCGAGTGGTCTGTGGATGATTTCACGGATCCGAATGATGTTGACGCCTGGTATGAGACAAATCCGAGTCTTGGTACGATACTGACCGAACGAACAGTACGCGCCGAGATAGGTGAGGACGATACCGATTTCAACATTCAGCGGCTTGGTCTGTGGTTGAAGTACAATCAGAAGTCAGCGATCAGTGCAAAGGAATGGGACGGACTCGAGGTGAAGGCATTGCCTAAGCTGAAGGGCCCGTTATTCTGCGGTATCAAGTATGGTCACGATGCCATGAACGTATCTGTTTCCATTGCGGTCAAGACGGCAGAAGACAAGATCTTCGTCGAAACGATCGGATGTAGAGAGGTACGGGACGGCAACGAATGGATCCTTAAGTTTCTTGAGGGTTCGAGGCCGAGGTCAGTAGCCATTGACGGAGTGAGCGGGAGTGGTCTTCTTTCGGACGCAATGAGAGCGGACCGCCTGAAAGCACCGAGACTTCCGAAGGTGGCAGAGATCATCAAGGCCAACTCCCTGTTGGAGCAGAAGATCGCAGACTGTTCGCTTGTTCACATGGACCAGCCGTCTGTCAGGCAGGTGATATCAAATTGCGAGCGTCGGAGCATTGGCAGCGGAGGCGGGTACGGATACCGGTCACAGCTTGCCGGTGCGGACATATCCATATTGGATAGCATGATACTTGCTATTTGGTTATGCATCGAGGACAAGGGAGAACAGAAACAAAAAGTGAGCTACTAAGAGCGGGTGCAATAGGGCATTCGCTTTTTTAGTACATATTTTTACGGATACCTACCGGTTAAGAGGGGAGAGAACGAAGATGTCAGATTTCAAAGTTATCGAAACACAAGAGCAGTTCGATGAGATGCTCGGAGACAGGCTCAAGAGAGAG